AGGGAGGTTTTCTCGATGCTTGGTGGCGAAGCGAACTTCTTAGATTTCTGCGTCAGAGCAGTCCAGAAGCTCGAAAGCTGCGTCACAACGCTTGTGGCGAAGACGGTAGCCCCACTGAGGCTTGACCGGCTTGGCACCGTTGGCGAGAACACCACGGAAGTAGCCCCAAGACCCGTCAGGGTTGTCGAAGCGATCCTTGAGGTTCAGGAACTCAAACGTCCCGCGATAAGTGACCGGGTTGAAGTTGACTCCGGAGCCAGCGTTGCCGAGGGGCTGCGGAATGAGCGACTCCATCACGTCTTGGTGAAAGACGAAGGAATCTTCATACTCAGCAGCTTCATACGCTGGGTTGACGATGAAACGATTCTCAGTTCCCTGTTGGCCCTGATACGAAGACGTGTCCTCGATGTAGGCAGGAACCTCCGTCCAACGAGAACCAAGACCGGCAGTGCCGTCGTAGTTGTATCGTTTCGGGAACGGATCGATGATGTGGTAGAAACCACGGTGTGAACGCTCAACACCAAGAGGCTTGAGGAGTTCATTCACCTGAGGCGAGTAACGGTAGTCATCGCGAGTGCCGTCCGCGTTCTGGCGGAAGATGTGGTCGGATGCCTCCGAAGAGGTGACAAGGGTGAAGACCGGACGACCATTCTCACGGCCCATCGGATTCACGCCAGCACCGTCACGAACCAACTGCATGTAGATGCGGTTAAGCATCCCCTGAGTCAGGCGAGAAATGTTGGCTTCCGTGAAGGCAGCGTTTGCGGAGTCCTCTTCCGGCATTCCCTTACCATCAATTTCACCAGCAGTTCCACCTGTGTTTGCGTAGAGACCGGGGGCCTCGCAAAGAGTGGAGTCGGTGTCGAGGTAAGCGACCATGTTGTGGTGCGACCACCACGAATACTGGTCCCGGTAGCGGTCTTTCCACATCCACGCGACGTTCTCAGTGAGGTTCGCGTAAATGTTTTTCAACTGCTCGCGGAAACGGTATCCCATTCGAACGTCATGCACACAGATCGGATCGGACTCGATGGCGGTGTGCGCCAGTCCGTAGTTCTGCATGGTCTGAGCGACCGGCACCTGAACGGCGTCAGGAATACAGTATTTTGTGGACGAACTGTTGATGTTCGACCATGTGGCGGCGGGGGGCATCGTGCGCTCGTAAGTCAGCACGTTGAGGTTGTCGCCCATTTCGTTGGGCCACGGTGCTTGTTTGACGAGCTTCAGCCAAGGACTGGTGTCGATGGTGCGCCGGAAAATCTCACCAGAAATCCGTCCGGATTCCGCGATGAGCATGTGGGTGATGTCGACGGAGGGAGTACCTCCGGATGTTTGAGTAGCCATGTTGCTAGATTATGCCTCTCCTAAGGCGTATTCAGTGAAAACGAGAAATGCTTTTTGCATATCCCTGTTGTCTCTCCCTGAGCCGAGGAGATGAGGCAGATGGCCTCTAGCTCGATATGTTGTTCGGAAGTTGCGGAATCCGAGGTTCCACAGGAAGTCTACTGAGTAAGACGGTCCTGTGCAACCTCTTTCTCCACTTTTTTAGACTCCCGCTTCGTCGAGTCGGGCTTCCATCCCTTCAATGAACCCGAGGTCATCCGGATTCTTGTCGGGTGCAGGGGTTTTCACCCCACTTCCACCGAGCTTCGGCTTGGTCTTGGTGTATCCGGAGAGGTCCTTTTCAAGTTGAGAAATCTTCGCATCGCGAGCGTTGAGAGCCTTGATCAAAGGGGGCACCATCGCAGCAGAAGACACGGCGTATGCCTGATGGTCGGCGTCGAGTGAGGTAAAGTCTTCTTTGAGGGTATTCTCCTCTAGGGAAGACAAGTCCCCTGCATCGCCAAGCTCAGGCGTAACTTCCTTCAGTTTGGAAAAAACCTTGCGGACGCCCTCACGGATCTTCACCGCTTGTTGTGCGGCAGCTTCCTCCTGCATCTGCTTTTCTGCGGCTTCCAGTTCGACCACGGCTTCCGCCGCTTGCTGTTTCAACTGGTAATCCTTGGCGAAAATGGCCGAAGAGTCGCGGACCATGGAATAGATCGCAAACTTGTCGGGTTCGGACATTCCTTCGGTGATCTCCTCCAGTTCCCGCTGTTGGCGTTGAGGGTTTTGTCCCGATGATAGGGCGTCGAAGATCTGCTCCACATCCTTCTCGTAGCGGTTGGCGACCTCTTCCGCTGCATCCATGATGTTTTGGAGGGGTTCTGCAACCACCCTCTGATATTCAGGAGAGCGTTCTACCCGAGCCACGGACAACTCCTGCTCATAGGCTTGGATCTGCTCGCGGGACTCAGCCAGTTGCTTCTCCAACTCGGACGCCACGGACTGACTCTTGGTCTCGTCTAATTTGGCCTCCAACTCGCGGGTCTTGGATCGCTCTGAATCAAGTTCAGCCCGAAGCTCCCCCCACTTCGCGATGGCTTTGTCATCATCGAGAATCTCTTCGAGGTCTTCCGCCTTGGGGAAGTCCGAAACAAGGTCTTCCTCGTCCTCGGTCTCATCCGATGAGTCGACGGGGGTTTCTTCCGACTCTTCTGAGTATACTTCCTCCTCTTCGTCAGACTCCCCGGCTCCACCGGACACACCGGCTTCGTCGAGTCGTTCATTCATCGAATCAAGGAACCCCGGTCCCTCGTTCTCATCTTGGTTCAGGAAAGCTGCGCTTTCTTCCACAACGGAGAATGTTTCCTCTGTTGCTTCCGTCTCTTGGTTAGTTACTTCGTCATCCATCTTTTTCAATTTCGGGATTTATGTGGTCCCATTCGGGCATCTGCTCCTGCACCTTTTTGTAGTGCAGTTGCGGAAGTTTTTGGAGCATGAAGATAGCCATGTGAAACCCCGCCTGAAACGACTGCCTTTTGGCGGTGTCCTCGGTGGATTCGCCCATGTGAACCACAGGCGTTGCTTGGGCTTCAAGCGCACGGATACCCCGTTCTCCTTCGGGGGTATCTAGGAATTTCTCCCATGCGTGTCGTGCTACTTCATCCTTTTGCCATTTATCGAGTGTTTTATTCATTCGTCACCATTATCGAAGAAACTCCTGCAAAGACTGCCCCGCCTTGAGATCTTGGAGGGCGCGGTCCTGTTGGGCCTTCTGGAGCTTGAGCATTATCTCCATTTCATGTTTTTCCTGCATCATCTGTAGTTTCAGACGATGTTCAATCATTTTCTCCTGTTGTTCAGGAGAAATCTGTGGTTGTCCCGCAAGGTCGGCCTGTGCCGCTTCGTCGTTGGCTGCGGCTTCCTCTGCCTCCCGTTGAGCTTTGGCGAGGGCCTTCTCTCCGTTGGAGATCAACTCGGATACCTGTTGAAGGCGCTCATTGTATTGAGCCACGGCTCCGGCAATCGTTGGGTCCTGCTGGATGAACTCCAAATGCTGGACACAGTGGAAGAAGAGATTGACACTCCGCTGGTAGGCTTCGATGAGTTCGATCTGTCCCTCCTCAACGGCTTGCCAGATTTTCTCCAACTCAGGCACGTGGATGTCCAAGTGGACGATGTGGATTTCGTTCGGGAAGATTTCAACCTCTCCACCTTCAAGGAGATCCTTATTCTCAAGCTGAGCGATCTTGGCATCCTGAGGCATCCGCTGGTCAGGCTGCGCGGGAATGTATCGGTCGGCGGCGTCGGCCCCGACAATGGCGGCGGTCTGATCGCGGAACAAATTGTGGCGACCCTCAGCGTCGAAGGTTCCAGCAAGTTCATTCAACTGTTGAAGCTGGACCATTCGATTTCCAGAGCTTCCGTTTCCGACTGCGCGGACGGCTTTGGTCTTGCGGACATCTACAGCCATGAGTGCTTCCTCGGGGACTCCCCGCATCACGCATCGCTCACGGTATTCGGCGATCTGATCATACCCCGGCTCCGTAGAAGGATACTCAGGGTTGTGGAAGCGGCGAGCAACCTCGACATGATGTCGGTCCCACGGTGAGTAGAACAAGTTCAGAGCAGTCCCCGAAAGTTTGGAACTCTCCTCCAAATGCGCGGCGACTTCGAATCGCGTGCGCCGGTCGCCCTTGCCTTTTCCAAAGACTCCCTGCGTGGAGTATTGGCCCGTTCGCTGGTCAGCCATGGAGGTCAATTCGTCCAAGACTGGCATCATAGTCTGCGAGACGTTCGGGAAGGCTCGGTCCACGTAGTTGACGTTCGGTGGGAGGATGGCAAACGGCCCAAAGTAGTTGAAGGCCATGTTCTCCAACGCACGTTCGTCCTCGGGCTGAACCATGGGAGAGCCAGCAAGCATAGCGTTATCCACGGCCTGAGACCGGATACGATTGGACAACTGCATGTGCTGGTAAATCTTGAAACCAAGTCCACGAATTGAGTGATAAGTTCCATTAGTGCCAATCCCGTAGGTGAAAAATGTAAACGCCTGCGAAATGTTCTCGTAGCGTCCTTGGCGTTTGTAGAGGAACTTTCCCTCACCATCCTTCCGGAAGATCAAATGGGTGACGGTTCCGTTGAACTCTTTCACCCACATGTGGACCACGTGAACCTTGGCGGCTTTCCCACCCATGTAGAGGTCATTGTTCTTGACCTCCTTCTGAAATTCCTCCCAATCTGAGATCTCTGTGACTCCTGCGCTCGCCTCACGGATGGCTTTCTTCACCTCTTCGACGTTCCACCCCATCTCTGCTGCCTTGTCCTCCTCTTCGATTGCTGAGAACAATTCCGTCACTTGCATCGATCTTTTGGCTGTCGCCACGTCGATCTCTTGTTCAGACGCTTGGGTCTTCCTTGGGACTAGCACGTCCCCGAGACCAGTTGAGCGCCAATACCAGCAATACTCGTCCTCGAAATAGTTGATGCCGACCCCATGGCCGACAAAATGATTGCAGAGGTTGAGATACTCGTAGTTGAACCTGTCCCACTTCCGGATCTGGAAAGAGTATTCTTCGGACATGATCCGAGACCACTCCACGCGCTGTTTTGGGTCTCCGAAGGTAGTCTCGACTCTGACAAGCTGCTCGACACCGTTGATGAGATCGACGTATGCCGCCATCGCCTGTTCCAGATATTTCTCCCCCTCACCAAAGTTGAGGTTGGTCCGGAAACCCTGATTGGAAGCACGTAGGGCTGAACTGGAGTAGGGCGAGGCCCCGTCGAACATTCCTTGAACTCGGGCGCGGTTGATCGCCGACGCTTCATCCCCTTTACAGAGGTTTTTGAAGATGCTCTTCGCAGCCTCGACGTTCTTTACACGTGAGATCGGAGGATTTCCCTCCGCATCGGTTACTTGGAGTTCCAAGTCGGATAGTTCTTCAAGTCCAGTCATTTTAGATAAAGACTATTGTGCCACGAGGACATCTCCCCTGCAAGTATTCAAATTACGTATCTAATAGGTCTGTATGTGAAGAGTGATGCACAATGTCGAGTTGGCGCATTCTGTCCGACCATGTGTTTCGGCGGCGTTCACTGATTGTAAAGCGTTCTCCTCCCATGAGGCCGAGGCGGGTTCGGCAAAGATCGATGAGGACAAAAGCTGCGTCTGCGATGTCGGGAGATCTTCCCACCCGCGCCTTGTAATCCGTTTTTGACTCGACCTTGATCTTGAGGTTGGTGCCTTTGGTTTCATACTCTCGGGAGGTCATCTCTCGGGCGAGTTCTGTTTTGACTCCCCGAAGCTGATGGGAACGAAGGAGTTCCTGACCCTGATACCAAATCTCGGACATCCTATTAGTGTAGCGGTCCTTGGCAGGGGTTCTATCTGTTGCCGAGACCGGTCGTTCCGAAGCACTTCCGGAAAAAGAAATCCCGAGAACTTGGTCAGACCACTCCATGTGGAGGACATCTCCGAAGGGACCGCCCCCACCCGTGCTGTCGTAGGCTGCATTCTCAGGAGAAACATTTCTCTTCTCACATTCCTTCATAAAGGCCCGAGCAATCTGATGGGAACGAGGAGTTTGGCGGTCGCTCACATCTTCTTGAAGAGAAACCCACTCATCGAACTGGAGAACATCAATCCCGTCCTCCTGTCCAAAAGACCCAAAGAAAGCGATGCACCTGTCCCCACCCATCGTGAAGGAAGGGTCGACGGCAGCTACGGGGACCACTTTGTCCCTGTCATCGAATCGGGCAGGTTTGGAAGCCACCCCACGAACAAGGTCTGCTTCGGAGTAAATCCCGTTGGAGATTCCGTCCGGACACCAGAACCCTTTATACATCCGGTAGAAAAGCAGGGAGTTTTCCCCGTAGTCTTTGCGTGCCTGTTCAATCACCTCGGCGGAGGGCATCCACGAATAAAGTTTTCGTCCCGCGAGGATGTTGGGGTTTTTCTGAGCATCAAACCGGATGCACTTTCCTCGGGAAGTCTTCCATTCATAATCCGCTTCTGTGATGGACCCCCACCCATCCACAGGTTCAGAAAACATTCCGAAGGTGTCAAAGTGTGAGTTTGGGTTCCCCAACCCAACCATCTGAAAATAGGGGTTTGTGGCAAGGTTGGTGTAGGCCACGTGGAGAAGTGACTCCGGAAGTTCGGGAAGCTCATCTGCCAACAGGATCAGCCTGTCGGCCTTGATTCCCACCAATTTACCGATTGCCTCCTTCTCTCGGCTCTTTTCTGCGGGGATCAGGACAATTCCTGTAGATTCCCCAAAACCACCGGAAGCGTTCATCCCCTTGATCTGTCCCAAGGAAGCAACCACTTTTCCGGGGAGTCCGGGGACCGCGTTCCACAAATCCATGGTGGATTTCCAAATACGTCGTCGGGCTTCTCGCAGAGTAGTGGAGGTCATCATGACCAACGTATCCGTGGGAGAGCAGAGATAGTTCACGATCCCCCACAACGCGATGGCATCTGATTTCCCAGAAGAAGCGCATCCAGCAATGGACAGGTAATCGTTCTCACATGCTTCGTAGAGCATGTCCTCCGCCCACGGAGACCAGAGAAATCGACGTGCCCTTGGGACATTGGGGTCGTTCCACATCGAGTCGACCGCGTTGCGGAAATGTTCAAACTTACCGAGACCTCCTTTGTCGGGCTGTCTATTCTGTTTGAATGCAAACAGTTCGATAGTCGCGTCCGAGGTCCCATCGGGAAACGTGTATCCGTATTTCTGCATAGAACTTCTCCCACGTTAAATCTAAATTTTTTGATTGCCAGCACTAAATACACGGATAAAATACTACTCAAATGGCACGCGCACCCCAAATCGAAGACCCCAAAAAGGTCACTCTCTATCTCCCGAAGGACACGATCAAGCGTGGCAAGGAGTTCGCTCAAGGACTCGGGACCTCTCTCAGTAAACTGGTCACAGAGACACTTGAAGACAAGATGTCTGGCACGACCCGACACACGATTGACATCCCCGATGACGTTCAAGCTGGTCTCGAAAAACTTGCCGCTGAGAAGAAGACTACCGTCAGCGGAATCATCGCCTCCATTGTTACGCGGAACGTATGAAAGTCCTCGGAATTGATCCCGGTAAATCTGGCGGGGCCGTCCTTTTGGAGGGGTCCGTCGTAGTCGGCCTTCACAAATACGTGAGCGCAGACGAGTTCATGGACTTCATCAGGTGGTGCGCCACGTATGGGACGGACGCTGCTTTCATCGAACAGGTTCACTCTGCTCCCGGTCAGGGGGTCAAATCGATGTTCACCTTTGGTGAAAACTTTGGGTTTGAACAAGGGGTTGTCCGAATGGCTGGAATCCCATTGCACCGAGTAACTCCTCAGAAGTGGCAGAAGGGACTACTTCTTCCAAAAGCTGCGTCGAAGACGGCGCACAAAAACAATCTCAAGAACCGTGCCAGCGAACTCTATCCATCCGAGAAGTGGATACTTGCTACTGCGGATGCGGTCTTGATTGCACGCTATGGCCTTAACACTCTTTCCAGAACAAAAGCAGAGTCATGACATCTTGGTAGAAGCAATTCGGGCTCATGGAGCGGCGTTGGACT